GCGGCATCGGCGCTCTTTGTGTCTCCATCATTTTCGTCAATCAAGCCTGCCATGGGTTATCTCCTAGTAATCGGGGTCCAAGGTGGGGTCCAGCGGGGACCATTTTTCGCCGTCCTTCACGATGTAGTGAAGTGGTGCGTTGTGTTTGTCTTTTGTGACCTCGACCTTTGTCCGGCCTGAACGGCGGTCGTCGACCCCATCTTCACAAGCGATGATGTCAGCCGAGCGAAGGACAAGCAGATTGATCGGCACCTCTTCGACTTTGCCCACGGGAATTTGCCAAATGGCTTGCTTCACATAGGTAACGATGTTGCCCAGTTCCATGCCGTGGGACACAAGATGGTCCATGGCCTTGAGGCCGGCCGAGACGATGATCCCCCGTGGAACGGCCGCTTTGTCGATGGCCTGTTTCACTTGCGTCTTGATGATAACGCCATCTTTGAGGAATGTTTCCCCCGCGTCCTGCGCGTCGATTTGCATGACCAGGATGCGCTCATAGACGGCCTGGTGACTGAACGCCTCGTCGGGAATGAGGTATTCGATTCGCCGGGCGTCCAGGAACGCCGACAATCCCAATTCACCTGGTTTGGCCATCCTTGACCGAACCAGATCTTCCATTCTCTTCGCTTTTGCGGTGGCGTTTGCCAACGCTTCTATCTCTTTCATGTTTCTCTTCCTTTGAGTTTCAAAATGGGGTCACCCCCGAGATCTTGTATCAAAAGCCCGTTGACGCTCACATGCACCGCGGCCGCCCGAACCTCTGGATCGGACGATGCCAGTGCCTTGTCAAAAAGGACCGACCACAACTGCTTGCGCCGAAGCTCATGCTTGGCCCGGTAGGCCCGCGTGCTTGGGTCCGTCAGCCAGGACGAATACTCTTCTTTTCTCTCAATTTCCTTGTCTTCCTCTTCCATTTACATTCCCTCTGGTGGCAGATCGCCAGGCGGCGGAAGCATTCCCTCTTCCCCTGGCAAAGGCGGTGGCAAATCGGACCCAAGTGGCCCCATCCCCGGTTGCGGTGGTGGCCCAAGCGTCTGGATAAGCTGGTACTTCCCACGCGCCTTGAGCGCATCGACCGTGGCCGCATACATGAACGCTTTGTTGCCCATCAATTGCGGCGCCACTTCAGGCAACCGCAACACTTCATCGGCCTCGGCGACCTTTTGGCTCTGGGTCGCAAACCGCAAGTCAGAGACAATCTCCACCCGGTAATCCCGGTCATACAGGTCGCGACCCACCCGAAGCTCTTCAGGATCCAGGTCAATCCGGTCGCTGTTGACGTTCACAACCTGCGTGTCGTCCATGAAGATGGCATTGAGTTTGGCGTTGTTGCGAAGGACGTTTATCAAAACCTCGTCCGCATATTTCCGCACCGTCGACGACAACAGCTTGGTCGCTTGCTCGATGCGGGCCGAAACCCCGCGCCAGGTTTCGCCAGACTTGCCAGCCTCGCCGCTCATCACGTCCGATGAATGGATGGCCGATTGTCCCCAGTCTTTGCACAACAACACCAGGTCCACCAATTGCTGGTTGCCTCCTGATGGCTTCAATTCCTTCATGGCCGTCGAAAGGTCGACCCCTGCCACGCCGGACATTTTGTTGACCTTGCCGGGGTAGATGGAAAAGTCCCCGTCGAAGTCCACCCCATCGGTCGTGATGATGGACCATGAATTGCCCAAGGACGCTTGGTCCGTGTATTGGCCCAGTGCCACGTTGGCCGCCCGGTTCAGGTCGGCCACGATGCGGCCTGGAGCCATCCCGAGGTTCCCGACGATCGGCTCGATGCACACCCCGTGGACATACAGGCGAATCGGCGTCATGCGGATCGGGTCGGGCTCTGTCTGTCCCTCTTTCAACCAAGACGGCTCAAGCGGCTGTTGTGGCGCCGTTTGGGCAATCATCTGAAGCCGCTGCTCTGTTTCCTCAAGCTGCATCGGGTCGGTCACTTGCCCAGACGCCAAGGCGGCTTCCAGCGTTCCGATCATCTGTTCCTCTTGCATCTTGGCTTGAGCGAACATCTCGGATTGCTGCCGGTATTGCTCCAATTCCTTGAGTTGGTCCTCGAAGCGAACTTTGTCGCGCCAATCTTCCTCTTCGTGGATGTTCAAAGAGAAAAGGTGCGGTTCACCGGAAAGCTCTTGGATGAACTCGGCCTTCACCCAACGGTCCCGATCTTGGCCGGGGAGATCTTCCCACCCCTCATAGGACCAAACCATGTATGGGGCGTTCTTGTCACCCGATGGAATTTCGATGCCGTCCGACTCTGACTTTGATTCCAAATGTGGCGATTCCCCCAGATCCCAATCCGCCTCTGTCTTGAGAACCTTCTTGACGCCCACCCATGACTTTTCAGCCTGAAGCTGGTTCCGGTACATCGGCGTCTTGAGGAAATGATACGGCAAGTCGGAATAATCCGGCATCGTCGTGACCATCGAATACGGTGTGAAGAACTCGTCCGGGGTCTTCAGTTCGTGGCGGTTGATATTCCGCTCTTGGTCCCGGCTTGAACGGTGGGTTGTGTCGCCCACGGTGTAAAAATGCAGCATCCCCCGGTGTCCGAGTTGCCGGCGGAAGTCGGGGATCTCCACCCGGATCTGCCAGTTTCCGTGTTTGTTCAACACCTCGGCCGTGTCCGGGGTCATGTCACCAAGCCTCTGAACTCCAAAAACATTGGTCCAGTCCCCAAACAATTCATCGACCGACCGGGCTGAAACGCGGGTCAACACCTCCAAAAGCAGGGGCACGTTGGGATTGGCACAATGCTCGAACGGTGGCTGTTTTGGCGGAAGGTCGCCCGCGAAGATTGCCCAGTTTGCGGCGGTCTTCTCCCTGAATTGCCGGCTTCCTTCCACGCAATTGTCCTTGCGCTCCACGATGCGTTCCAGGAAGTCTTTCGCCCAATTGCGACCCTTGGCCGAGCCGTCAAGCTTCTTGGCAATGTTGCCCTCCTCCTCGAAGGCCGGAAGCTTTTCGCCTTCGTCCTCGGTTTCCCGCTCGACCTCCTTGGATCGGGTCTTGCCTGTTGTCCGAATGACTGGATCTTTTTCGTAAAGCTCGCTCATGGGTTCACCTATATGACGCCGTTGCCAAAGCCCACCCGAGGGGGGGCGACCTTCTTTTTCTCAATCGGTCCCTCAAATGCACTTTCAGGGCCGCTTTTCAATGGTGGCACAATGGACGGACCACGGGAAGCATATGACGCCGCATAGCAAACCATGTCATGGCCGTGGTCGTCGCCGCCCTTCACGGGTTCCTCTGGATTGTTGATGTCAATCTGGATGCCCGGAATGCTTTGGATGCAGTAAGACATTGTGGAGAAGAACCGGACACCAGGAACCGCGGTCTTGTTCTCATGGTCCCGCAATCGTTTGGTGAAATGCTCCGCGTTTCTGGCCCGAGACTTCTTGTTGGCCGGAAGCCAGTGCACGCCCACCGCGGCAAATTCCGCCGCTTTCGTGAGGCCCGTGTCACCGCGGTCTTCCCATATCTGCGTGTCGGCCGGCCCGCTGATTCCGCTTCTGTTGCCAACCCAAAGCCCCATTGTCTTTTCAATCTCCCGAATCTCGATGGCGACCTCTTCAGCATTCTTGAAGCGGAATTTAAGCTCACGAATGCCCAAAAGATTGCCGTCGTCGTCGAAGGCCCACCATCCCACGCACCCTGAAGTCTTGAACCCCCAGTCCATCGACCGGAAGATCCGCCAGTGCAAAGGGACCTTGAATGGCCGGCAAACGTGGATTGTTTCATCCCAATCCTCGCCATAAAACGAACCGGCGTTGATGTACCAGTTGCCGTAGAGCATCGCCTGGCGGATATGCGCCGGCTTGTCCAAAAGCTCTTCTTCGTACTGGCGGCGGAACACCGGGTCGGGGTTGTCGTACAGCGTGGCGGGAAGGAAGATCCGGTCCCGGTAAAACTCCGTACCGTCCCGTCTGCGCATCTTTTTTCGCAAGACGCGGTTGCCAGACGGGCAAGGGTCGACGAAGCGGCGGCGGACCCAGTTGGGATCGTTGACCTCGATGGAGATGTTGCTTTCCTGGACGCGAACGGGGTTGGACACTCCGCGGATCCCAAGGATCTGCCGCAGCAACGGATCACCCGACCGAAGGCGCACGTTGATGCTGTCGTATTGGTTTTTTTCAAACTGAACAAGTTCGTCGTATCCAATCCAGTCGTATTGCTGCGAGTCATATTGCTGCCAACTGTCCCGGTCCAGGCAATGCCCAAACTGGTATTTGTAGCCGCTTCGGAACGTGTAGATGTGTTTTTGCGAGTTGTGCTGAACGTCCGGGTCGATGGCCCTGAACATCCGGGCTGCGCGGGCTTGGGTTTGTTCCAGCATCGGCATCGCCCGCCGAAGATGCAACGCCCACCCCTGGCTCTGTCCCCACCGAAGCTTGTGCTGAAGGACCAGCTTGCGGTCTGCGTAAGACACATGTGGGTTCGGAACCTCCCCCAAGCACCGCCAGTGTTCGATTTGAATCCGGGCCAGGGCGTCGGCCAGTAGGACCAAGCTCTTGCCAGGGCCGGCCGCGCCCGCGCCAAAGACCTCGCGTTCACGGCGAGCGTGGAACCGTTGGCCCCAGGCCGAGGCCGTGTAAACGCTTTCGCTCAAGCGTCAAGAATCTGTTGAAGGGTCATCTTTCGGAAACCGGGAACCTTTTCACGGAATCCCGGCTTCATTGATTCCAAGAATCTGACCATCTCCAGGGACAATGCGGGGAAACGAAAATTGGTTTCGTCGACCGCTTTGTTGGAGAAGATCT